GCACCATTGGAAAAGGTGGAGAGGGTTTAGTAGATGCTACCACACAAGTAACAAATGCAATTAAAAAGGGTGGTGGAGAAGTAAAGACTGCTCTTGCAAATGCATTCGCAGGTGCAGCATCGGGAACTGGTGGACAACTTTTAACAAGAACTACTGGTGCAGTTGTTAATCCTAACCTTGAACTTCTGTTCTCTGGTCCTGCACTCAGAACATTCTCTTTCCAATTCAAGATGAATGCAAGAGAAGCAGCAGAAAGTAGAGAAATTGTAAAGATCATTCGATTCTTTAAACAGGGTTCTGCAGCACAAAGAAGTGAATCAAATTTGTTTTTAAAGTCTCCTCATACTTTTAGAGTTCAATATATGCATAGAGGTCCAGATAATGAAAATCCTTTTATGAATAAAATAAAAGAGTGTGCTCTACTGTCTGTTGCGGTGAACTACACTCCTGAAGGTAACTACGCAACCTTTGATGATGGTGCAATGACATCATACGAACTCACATTATCTTTCCAAGAACTCGAACCCGTATTTAATGATGACTATGCTCAAGATAATGATGCTACCATAGGTTTCTAAAATGTCAAATTACTTCAGTCAAGTTCCAGATTTTGAATATGTTAGCAGACTTCCTGATGCGAAGATCTCTGACTTCATTCAAGTAAAAAATTTATTCAAGAAAGGAAAACTTAGAGAAGATATCTTTCAAAGTGTTGCCGTCTTTGAGAAGTATCAGATCAAAGGTGATGATAGACCAGATAACGTAGCATTTGATTTCTATGCCGACTCCAACTTAGATTGGTTGGTTCTTGCTTGCAATAACATCATCAACATTCAAACAGAGTGGCCACTGAGACAAACAGACTTTGATCGTTACATGCTTGAGAAGTATGGTGACTATGATACTCTCTTCAATGGTGCCCATCATTATGAAACCACGGAAATAAAAGATGGCAATGGTATTGTTGTGATGCCTGCAGGTCTTAGATGTGATTCAACATTTGCATTCTCATATACAGATAGTAAGAGTGGAACACTATTCAACCTCTCCAATATTTCAAAGGCAGTTACTAACTACGAATATGAGTCACAACTTGAAGATGATAAAAGAAGTATTTTCTTATTGAAACCAAGATATCTTAATATTGTCCGTGATGATATGGAAGAAATGATGACATACAGAAAAGGATCCAGTCAATATAAGACTGAATCCTTGAAAACTGGGGATAATATTAGATTATTTCAGTAAGTTAATATATGCTGCAATAACCAGAAGGGTTAAACACAACTGGTTGTATCTCATCATTCCTCAGCAAGTTTCTGGAAGTAGGACAGGGCATCATCCTCATCAGAGTCGTTAGACTTGGGGGTGATGTCTGGTGCATTGAAGTCAGCAGCAGGTTCAGGTGCCTTTGACTTGAAGTCAGGAGTAAAAGATCCACGACCTTCAGACTCATCTTCCAGTTCTTCATCAAAGCGACGAGTGGTCTTCTGACCAAGAACCATCTTCAGACGATTCTCCAGTTGCTCATAAGATTTGAACTGATCTGCAGCAGTCAGGGCAGTAAGCGAGTACTCTTTTTTCCACAGGGCTTCAAGAGCATCGTCGTCATCCAGGAGTGGTGCAACGCGATCAAATTCAGACGAGTCATAATTCCAGTAACCTTGAACCTTCTTGATCTTCAGTTTGAAGTTAGCACCCTGCCAGAAGTCAAAAGGATTGATCGGAGTCTCATCCTCAAACTCAGGTTGCATTGCTTCCATGATCTTATCAAAGATCTTCTTACCATACTTGAACAGGAAGACTTTACCTTCGTTGTGAGGGTTTGCCTTGTCCTGTACAACATAGATGTTGCTGTAGTAAGACAGTTTGCGCTTCTGCTTACGAACAGTGTCCTTATCGGTCTCGTTACCACTGTTCCACAGTTCGCGGTTGTATTCGCCAAGAGGATCCTTCTGACCGATAGTAGTCAGTGAGTTCTCAATGTACCAACCACCAGGGCCTTGGAAGGCATGGGAGTACATCTTCGCCCAAGGAAGTTCCTCATCGTTAGGGGCAGGCAGGAAACGGATGACTGCATAACCATTGCCAGTCTTGTCCATTTCGGGTTTCCAGAGACGGTCATCTCCACCGCCACCAGTATTGTTCATCTTCTCAACTTCCTTAACCAGTTTAGAGGTCAGTGAACCAAGAGAAGATTGCTTCTTAAGATTTGCGAAAGACATAGGATTCGTTGTGTTTGTACGTATTTGGCTTTTGTGTACTCCATTATTCTACACGTTGGAGTCGGAGTCGTCAATACTCTGTTTCATCACCTCAAGCATTTTTTCCATATTGGAAAAGACAACACTCATATCAACCTCTGATGAGAGTCCCATCATTTTAGCAGAGTCAACGATATTTTGTTTCATAAGTTTTGCATCTGGGTCATCAGACAGACTCAAACGAGTGTAGAGAATCTTTTGTTTCTCTATCAGTTTTCCCAGCAGTCCAACATGAAAAAGTTTTTCTTCTTTATTCATAGTTGGAAATTTGAAGACGTTAGTGTAAACGTCCTCTTGCAGTTCACTAATTTCGGTCATCTCTGCACGGACAACCTCTGAGTCAAAGAAACTCATTCCTCTTCGGACTCCTCTTCGGGTTCAGATTCTGGTTCAGCATTTGCCTCTTCAATTTGAGACAGTGCATCAATCGCACCAAGAACTTTCAGGTAAGTGGTGCGAAGAGTTTCAAGTTGCTGTTCAATTTCAACTCTCTGCTTGAGCAGATTTTCTAATACTGTTGCATTGTCAATTGCCATGGACCATCTCCTTCAGAATTTTTTTGTAGTGGAATACATCGATATTTAGGAACGGAGAATACTTCCGCATTCTCATACTGACGGTTTCCCACACCGGGTCCGTCAGTGTTTTATCATAATCAGTTCGATAACCAAGTATCTTGTCACAGATTACCATTGTCTCAAGAGAAACATCTCCACTGAGATATCCTTTGAGTATGGGTGAGTGTCCGTTTGAACTTGCAAAAGCATCATTAATATCTCTATTAGCAAGCACGGACTCCATCTCTTGTTTAAAAACATAAGAGAGGGATTGTGTTCTTCTTTTCCATGAGGTGTATCGACCCTCACCTTCTCTGATCATTTCTCCAATCCATAGTTTACCTGGGTCAGTGCAGGTAACAAAATTGGAGACGAAGAACTCAACAACTTCTTGATCAGATTTGTTTCGTGCTAATTTTTCAAACCAGAATCTATCTTTCCTTTTATAGAAAGACTTTACTGTAGCACGGCTCTTACCACAGTATTTGTGGTAGTCATATTTTTCTTTCGTGAAGTGATTCTTCAGGGAAAGATATTGCTTATAGGCATCAAACGGCATCATCAAAAAAGTAATATAGTAATTTTTTGCCGGAAAATTTTTTCCCCCTAAAATGAATTATAGGGGTAATTTTGCTCTGGAACTCTTCTTCAAGAAGTTTAGTTCCATTGCTTCGTACTTGAGTTTTTCTTTGAGAGGTTTAGAAATAAGTTTGGGAACAGATTCAACGTCAATGCTTTGTAGTTCGCAAAAATGAACAATGGCATCAATGTAACTCATTCCTTCGTTTTCATGTACAAGACTTTCAATTTCTTGTGCAAATCGAGAAGGGCAGAAGAACTTACTCTCTAACACTTTTTCTAATTCATTCTCCATTCTCTGACCTAAGATTGTGAGATACAAATTCCTTAATATATCGAACTAACAATTTAATATACTCCCCTTTGTCACGTTTGTCAAATACTTTGACTTCACCACCAGGAGTAACCATGATGGTAATGAGTTTCTTAACGGGAATACCTGTGAGTTCGTAGTAAGCAGAAGCATAGAACATTTCTTGAACGAAATAGTTCTCCAACCACTTTTCAGGTTTGATTTTTTCGGATGTTTTGAAATCGATGACTGCCAACTCGCCTTCGTACTCTGCTATGCAGTCAACTCTACCCGCAAGACCAAGGTACTCAGAGTACAGAGTCCTTTCTATAGCGTGTACATTATTTATCTTGTCCAGATATGGTTTCGCATGATGAAACATAAACTTAGTCAGAGGTCTAAACTCATCCCAGTTTATTTCTTTGTTCAACATATAGAGTTCAGTTGCTGCGTGAAAGTCTGTTCCACGAGCCGTTGCC